GTTGGACACTCAAGAACCTATCTTGTATTCCATCTCTGTCGTATTTGATATGTGTGTCGTGATTTCCAAGTACAAGATGAATGTTTTTACAAACCAACCTGTCAAGAAAGTTTCCAATATTTTCAAACCCACCAAAGGAAAAATCACCTAAATGAATCAAAGTATCATCTTGTCCAACAACACTATTAATATTATCAACAAGAGCGTTGTTCATTAGTTCAATGGTATTAAAGTCCCTTGTTGAGTGAACTGGCACTTCCCCATCTTGTGTTCGCCAATCAGTTACTCCACGACATATGTTTTTGTGAGAGTAATGTGTATCTGATGTAAAGAATACATTTCCTGATGTCAATATTTTATCAAATTTCATAATTTTAAACTAAAACGATTTTTCATTTGTTCTACTTTATCTTGGGGGACATTATGTTCGTTAGTCCCTCCGTGTCTATTCTCAATTACAATTGAAAATACTTTATACCCATATTTTTTTGCCAACTCAAAATACGGTTCCATCTCCCACTCTTGTGTGAATGTGTTAGAAACCACAACAGGTGAATGTTCCAATCTCATTAGAAAGTCCATCTCTTCTTGACACCATTTGTGAGCATCTTTTATCTTTGATAGTTCAAACTTGTAATTACCTTCACGATCAACAAAGAACATATCAGCCTCTTTGTGACAATAATCTTTCTTCACTAATGTTTTAGCAAATGTTGTTTTACCACTTCCTGGTCAAGGCACTCCCCTAACAAGATAGATAATCTTTTCGGGGAGTGCAGTATTTTTTAAACTGTTCATATATTTATTGTTAGAGGTATTCTTGATATTGAATACAAATATACTAAAAAATATTTATTATGACAAATTTTATTAGAAAATGCCCGAAATGTGATTGTGAAATAAATTACAAAAGTAAGTATTCAATGATTAACGCCAATAAAAAAAATACTAAATGTAAAAGTTGTGGTTTAAAAGAAATAATGACAGACGAAATTAAGAAAAAAATGTCAGAAAGAGTAAAAGGTGAAAATAACCCTATGTTCGGTAAATTTGGTGATTTAAACCCTTTTTTTGGTAAACACCATACAGAGGAAAGTAAAAAAAAGATAGTTAAGGATCGCGATTATAGTGTTTATAAAACTGACGAATTTAGACAAAAAATTTCAAAATTATTTAAAGGGAAAAATAATCCAATGTTTGGTAAATCAGTTTATAATGTTTGGGTTAAGAAATATGGTTTAGAAGTTGCCAATAAAAAATTAATTGATTATAAGGAAAAACAATCTCTATTAAGTCGTGGTGAAAAAAATCCTATGTTTGGTAAACCAGCGCCAAAAAATTCTGGAAATGGGATATGTGGTTGGTATAAAGGTTGGTTTTTTAGAAGTTTATTAGAATTAAGTTATATGATATTTGTTATAGAAAGATTTAATTTATCTTGGGAATCAGGTGAAACCGAAAAATATAAAATTGAATACAATATTGACGGTATCAACAAAAATTATTTTCCTGATTTTGTTATAAACGAAAAATATGTAATAGAATGTAAACCAATAAAATTATGGAAAACTAAAATAAATGAGGTTAAATTTAAATTTGCAAAAGATTTTTGCGAAAAAAATAATTTAATATTTAAAATTAAAGACATCCATAAACTCAAAAAATCAGAATTAGTTAATTTAATTTCAAATAGTGATGTTGTATTAACAAATAAATGGAAAGATAAAATATAATATTTTTTCCATATCTTACGCTTTTACCCAACCAAAATTGTTTTTAGGATTTACCTTAATTAAACCTTTCTCTAACAAGTCATAAGCAATATTCCAAGCTTTGTATGAGATTACCTTATCAAAACCTTTTTTGTCTTTGGTATTGAAAAGTACGTAGTCAAACTGCCATACAACACCCTCTTTTTCCAAGAGCTCCATAAATAATTGTTCTTTCTTCGTTAGTTTCATATCACAAAGATAATACTTTTTTTCTAATACACAAAAAAAAAGAACCTATTACGGTTCTTTTTTTGGGATCGTTCATTGGAACGAAACAGCCACCACCTTGTTTTAGGAACAAGGAAACCTATTGTTTTGTCATCCAAAGGTAATAATTTGTTTGATTACCTGAACCAAAAGTTATATCTGTAAACTTCAAACCATTTATTTCCCCTGTGAATAAATTACCCGCATATATTGTTCCACTTATGTTTCCAAACGGAGTGTAATTCAAAGTTAGGTTGAATGCTGAAGCAGTGGGATAAAATGAGTATGGAGATTGACTACCATTGTAAGTATATTGATTACTTGAAATAAATTCAATTGTATCGTTCAAAGGTAATATTTCCCCAAACTCACCGATCCTATATGATGAAATAACCCATACTTGTCCTATTAGATTATAAGTTGAGTCAATCTGTGTTGAGTCAGTTATAATAGGTGTTGGTGGGTTTGGTGGTTGTATATCCTCCTTATAACAAGAAGACAAGCCCATCAACAACACAAGTGGAGTTATATATTTAATACAATTAATCATTTCGTGTTACTAATGCTTCAATTTTACTTTTTACTTGTTCTGTTAGTGTAAGTTCCTTAACACGGGTAACAATCACACTTTCTTTTAGAATCTTACACGGGATATGAACCAAAAAGGTGTCACCATCAAAAAATGATAAATCGTTTTTCAACTCAACACATCCGTGAACCATCTTCAAAAACAATTTGAACTGAACTTTATCCATCAAAGTTTCGTTCAAAATCTCACCCATACTTTCGTGGACGATTGTAATGTTATATCCTTCTTTTTTCATACCACAAAGATATATAATCTTTTTGAATAAAACAAAAAACCCACAAAAATTTTTTACGATAGTTGTGGGTTTTGTAACTAAACCATTTTTTATTTAAGAAGAAGGTTGATTTAGGTTTTGTGTAATATAAATACACACAATAATGTGAAAAATCAAATTATTTTAATATTTTTTCTATAATTTTTACTAAATCCTGTGTATCTCTTGTTACTGGTATATTTTTCTTGGTAAAATATTTACATTGGGTGTGTTCAAAACCGTCTTTGGCATTATCTAAATCAGGCATTATTTCTTTTTCACTTTCGTGCAAATAAACAAAGAAAACCCCATTTTTGGTTGTTCCGTCTTTTGTATACTTATTAATTATCCCAACCAAATCTATGCTCTTTGGAAGTTTAATGTTTGTCTCTTCTTTAAACTCTCTGTGCGCTGCGTGTTCTGGAAGTTCGTCTTTATTAATATGTCCAACGGGAATACTCCATTGGTTCGGCATTGAGTCATTCGGACTCCTCTTACATAATAACACTTTGTTATTACTTTTTATGATAACACCAGCATATCTTTTAAATTCTTTCATACCCACTATATTTATAAATATGAATCAGGTTAAAATAAATAATAACCTCTTTGATGTTAAAACTGTTGTAAGTGAAAAAGACATCCAAGCAGGTATGATGGGTAAAAAATTTGGGGATAAGTTCAATGGGATGTTATTCGTAATGGAACCAGGACAACATTCCTTTTGGATGAAGAATTGTCAAATATCCCTTGATATAATTTTCATCAAAAATATGAAGGTAAATAACATACATAAAAATTGCCCACCTTGTAGAGATGAGCAATGTGAATCGTATAGTGGTGAAGGTGATTTAATTTTAGAAATTGCAGGTGGTGATTGTGATAAATACGACATCAAAGAAGGTGATAACGTTTACATTCAAGCCTGATTTTCCAACTTACTAATATGGTGGTGTAAATACCACATAGCTTTTTTCAAATCTTCCAATTCTTTTTGTGGATCCTTTTTTCCTGCCCTTGAGATATATTTTACTGTATTTCCAAGCGCAAACCCTAAATTCCACGCATCAATAACTTTAATTGCTTCGTATGGGTTTTCTTCTCCCCCATAATGAAGTGGGTGATTTACAACCTCAAAAGGTTTTAATATATCTTCCAATGTATAAATGTTTGGTTGTTTTCTTTCTGCCCAAAACACACCATCAACATACCAAGTATTAAAATTACTCCAATCAGTTTCCTCAATTCCTCTATCAACATCAGGTATTGGTGCCTTTGTTGATTTATAATCATCAATGTATAAAATACCTCCTGGTTTTACTTTACGTATAGTATTTTTAATATCCTCCATTAGGCATTCATATGTATGACATCCATCAATCTCAATGAAATCAAATAACATTTCTTTATTGTATTCCATAAAGTTTGGTAATGTTTCAAGAGACGAACCTGGAATTAAATTAAGGAAGATATTAAATTGTTTTGATTGTTCTGCTAATATCTCAAAATTAGGAACCGTACATTCGTGTTCACACAAATCAAATACGTGGATTGTTACTGGTTCATCACCATATTGATTTGAGTTTCTTAATGATGCAATAACATCACAAATAATAAGGGCGGAATGTCCCATATTAAAACCAATTTGTATTAAGTTTTTTGGTTTTCTTTCACTAATTAATTGAGTCAATACTTGTTGTCTTTCGGGAAACCAACTAATGTTTCCTTCTTGACAGTCATTTCTCATTCCTTCCAATAAATTCATTAACTATCTAATTTTTCTTTTTGTTTATTATAATTATGTACAATTTGTTTTTGATTTACAAATGAAATTAATTTTCTTTTGAATAACGGTAATAGTGTTTCATCAACAGGAAAGTCACCTCTACTTAACATCTCAATTACAGGAAGTTTTGACTTTTCACTTTTATCAATATTACTAAATTGTGTTATTATCTTTGGAACCGTTAGTTCGTTTTTATTTCCTGTGTATATTAAATTTACAATAACCTTACTTTCAGGTGAATTTTTTGCGGCAGGTTTTATTTCATAATCCCAAACACTAATGGTATCCTCTGAAATATAAAAGAAATAACCTTTATTTGAAAGTATGTTTTTTAGATTTTTCTTAACTTTTAAGTTAATACTATCAAAAACCATTTCCCACACTGACTTTGCTATATTGAAATACTCAAACATTCTTGGTGCGGTATAGGTAAGTATCTTGATAAATTCTTGGTTCTCCTCGTTTGTCATTTGGGGAACGTCTTTTACTTTCAAATCTTTAACCAAAAGTTCGTCATCAACAGACGAAAATCTTTTATTTGTATAGATTAATTTTTTTTCTTTGACTAGTGTTTGGACGTTTGCCAAATGGAGTGATAGTTCTATAAAACTTGGGTAAAGTTCAACCTTGTCAAGTTTTTCACCCATCTTCTGAAAATATGAAAGTAATTTATATTCTTTGTGTTCACAGTCAATTGGTTTTTCAAACATCCAATCTGTGTTCATTAAAAATTCTATTTTCTTTTTTTTTGCCATTTGATTTAATGATAATCAAATAACCCTGTTCAGTAAACATTAATTAATTCGCATAACAACATAATACGTTCCATTAACATTAATTTCATCGTAACTATCATTATATCCACTTATATAACCATAACTTGCATCATTGATTAAATCACGTTTTAATTCATCCAAATCAATAAAATTTGAAACGTCATATCCATAATCATTCAAATGTCCAACAGGGTCATATCGTATTTCATCCATTCTATCATTAATCAACCTTTCAATCTCATCTTCATCAAAATCACCTCCAGGATTATCCTTTATTTCCTCAATTTCAGATTCAATATCTGAAATTCTACTTTCACGTTCATCTTCATGCTCTTCTGTGTCTTCGTCATCATATATTTGATGTGGTGATACTACTTGTCCATTTTTATATAAAACCCAATTACTTCTATTGGGGTCAGTACTAGTATTTCTATACTGAAACCTATTACCTTCCACATCCTCAAAATCAAAAATATTTCCTTCTTCTCTTGATGGTTCAGATATTGGGGCTCTAACACCTTCATTTTCATATGCCCACTTTTCCATTTGAAGTAACCAAATCTCTTCTTCTTGTTGCCTACTTAATTCTCTTGATACATTATAATCATCTAAAATATCATCATCACTGAATTCATCTCTAATTGAATCCTCAAAATAATCTGCAACTTTATCAGCATCTACATAACTTTCAAGGTGATCTCTTGAGAAATAACTATCCACATCGTCTATCATATTGTCATAATAATCTTCAAGTGAACTATCTGCTTCATCTGACGTACCAACCGCATATTCCATACTCCAACCTAAAACAGAAAAACTGTGTAAATCATAATGTCTTCCTGATGGATACAAAACATATACATCATCTTTACCATCCATAAGATCATCCAATTCTTCTTCAAGTTCTTCCATACGTTCTTGAACTTCCTCTGAAATTTCTTCGTCACTTTTGAGTGTTCTTAATTCTTGTTTTATTTCATTTACCCGTTCTAATTCTTCATCGGTTAATTCATCTAAATCTCCTTCATTCACCGCATATCTAAATGCAGCGTGAGCCATCTCACCTTCAGTGTCAGTATTTTCTAAATTCCACTCATCGTCTTTTCTTCTATCATCAGCCTCACTTCTGATTTTTGCCATTCTTCTTTTTTCAATAAGTTGGGCGTAAGGTGTGTTCCAAAAACTTTTATGTTTAGTTACTACAACATTATCTAATGATTTTACATTTGTGTTACTAACATCTAAATTACCATCAATTTTGATATTTCCTAAATCTGTAATTTTATCATTATTTTTTAAGTCCAAATTTCCTCTAACAACAAGTTTTTTTCCTCTAAACTTTGGGAGTTTTGGTATTGCTTGTGCTTGATTTGCAACCTTCTTTAACCAATCTTTATATTCTTCTGGTGAAATTACATATTCCTCTTCACTTTGTTCAGAAATTAATTTCTTAATAACAGATATCATATTCAAATTTTTCATATTAGTTTTTGACATTATATTCTTATAAATACAATAAACTTTACAAATAAGATAATGATTAGATATTTATAATCAAATAAACCTTAAAAAACAATTGTTATGGGTTGTGGTTGCAAAAATAAAGGAAATCAACAAACTACACAGGCTCCAGCACCTCAACAAGCTGCTCAACCAAGAACAGCTGCGGTTAATAACCAAAGTGTTCAGGAGTCGGTTAAGAAAGTAATTGAAAAATATTACAACAAAAAATAATTTCCTTTGCGCAAAGAAAATGAAGGGTGGAAATTTTTCCACCTTTTTTTGTATTTATTAGTATGACTATTGATAATTTTATAGAATGGTTTCACGAAGACAAGTTTAAGGAACGAATAAAACCAGTTTTTAATACAGTTCAGAACTTTCTTAAAGTAGTAAAATCAAAAGGTAGAGAATCTCAAATTGATATTGGTTATATCCCAATTGAAGAACTTAATGAAGAATTATTTGATTATTTGGGTAAAAACGGGTTTTTAGAAAATGTTGTCTATAAAGATTTACCTGATGAATTTAGAAACCTATATCTTCTTTGGTGGACAGAGAACAAACCAGAGGAAGCCTATCAATATATTTGTGATAATATTTTATTAGATGTAACAAAAAGTGGTAATGACTACTGGATGTATTTGAGTAGTAGGGAAGATTTAGATGTATTATTTTATGATAGCACCCGTGGCACAAGTGCTCGTGATGTTGCAAGACAAGTATTAAATGGAGATTGGGTTGACTGGTTTAATGATACTACTTACGACATCTATGAAGATGTAATTGAGGACTTGGATGAGGCAAATACCGTTAGGTTAGCCGAATACATCTTAAAGGCGATTGGTAATCAAGATTTAAACTCGGAGGACTATAGTTCTGATTTCTTTCACGAATTAGCTGAAGTTCAGGCAAGGGAAGGATTTTTTCAAATAACAAGCGAGGATGTTTATAGTTTAATAAAAGATAAAGAAGCTATGAACGAATTACTTAATGATGAACTAAATGATTTGAAATACGAATTAAGAGGTATTCATTATAACGCATATAATACTGCTTTTAATGATGAATTATATGATTCAGTTATGTATGGTTTAAGTGAGTTTTTTACATCAAATTTTGATGAACGTCAGGTTAAGGTTGGTGACAAGGTAAGTTATCGCACCTATATAAGAATTAGAGATTTTAAAAATGTTGTTAGGGAATTTCTTTCTGAAACCAAAATACCATCATACTATGATGTTTTAGAATACTGGGGTAGATATGAGGGGGTTTTAAAGGAATTAATGGATAGAGGTGTCTATGAAAAAATTGATTTTAGAGTTCCTGATTACCCTGACTACGGAAAAGTCATAGAATATGTTAATGACGGTTTCAGGGACAATATTTAACAACAACACACATTAAGTATTCATTTATCAAATTAAAAATCATATTCATTATAAAAAATTGATATATGAGAAAATTAGATAAAAATTCAAGAAGAGGTGTGATAAACCTATTTGCCGATTTTATTTTATCAAAAATTGACAAGAATGAAAATTCAATAATTAAAGTTATTGACTGTGAATCTTTTATGGTTATTCGTGGAGAAACAACAAGTGAGATTGTTTTAGACATTGATAAGATAAAAAAAGATTTTACAAATTGGTTTGGGGATTTACTTAAAGAGGCGGGAATTGATAAGATTAATACCCTTGATGTAATTAAATATGGTTCTGATTTGAAACCGATTAACGAAGGGTGGATTGACGTATCAAAAGATGTTTTCGTTGTGCAACCTGAACCACTGTATGATTTGTCAACTTGTTCAGAGTTTCCTTATGGTTATAGTTTAAGTTGTGGAAGACTAATGTATTATTATACACATTATATGTTTAATAATATGTATAGCACACTAAACATTGATAAGGCTAAATTCTTTTTTACGACAAAACTTAATGAAAATGAAGATTTTGATATTGATGTTATTTCCGATTCTTGGGTTGATAAAAATAATGTAAAATCTTTGATACTTGATGTGTTTGACTTTGATTTGGGTAATTTCAAAGATGTGGTAATTGATTACGACATTATGCAGGATATTTTATTTCCATCAAATGTAAAACCATATACAAAACAAGATAGACTAAAGGATGTAATATTATTCTAAAAAGAAACCCCACCTTTAAGGATGGGGTTTTTTAATTATCTAAATCTTCTCATGGCGTCGTCTCTTGTGATACCACCCATACCTCTTTTTTTTCTGTGACTCATTGCTTCGTAACTATCCAAGATATTTCTTAAAACATCTGCAACATCACTTGGGTTCATTTCTGAATATGAACCATCAATTAAGTTATTTATTTCTGAATAAAGTGATTCAGTATCTGAAATTTCTTCACTAATAACTCTTCTTACAATTCTGTTTAAATCTCTTTCAGTTAGTTTTAATTTCATGGTGTTTTTTATTATAAATATATCAATCTTTGATAAATGATTTTATAATTTCAAAACCTTCATTAATATCTTCAAAATCTCTATCAGGTGCAAACAACTCTGTAATTGGTTCTTTCTCTGGTGACTCAATCAACATAAACGCAGGAACATATTCATTACCAGTAACTTCAACAAATAAATCATATTCTTCCTCGTGCTCGTGAATATCTCTATCAACAAAAGGTATGTCTTCATTTTCCAACATTTCTTTTAATTCAACACAGAAAGGACATCCTTTCATAGTGAATACAACGGCAAGTTTATCCATTGATTAATTCTGTTAATAGTAAGTTTATGTTCTCTTCCGATAGGACGCCTACCTTTGTATCAACGACATCACCTCCATTGAATACCTTTACTGTTGGGATGCTCCTTACTCCAAGTGCCATGGCTACTTCTCTATTCAAATCAACATTCATTGTATACATCTGAACTTCTGATTTATTCTCATTTGCCACTTTTTCAAATGAAGGTTTCATCATCCTGCATGGCCCACACCAAACAGCGTGAAAATCAACAATAATTTTCTCACCATTATTTATTTTCTGTTGTAATTCTACACTACTAATTTCCATTTTTTTTACTTGTTTTAATTAAATTTTTTATGAAGAAGTTAACTTCGTTTATTTTTTCAGCCTCAAAAAACACCGCAAAACGATAATTGAGTTCTGATAAATTTGTTCTTGATAAATATAAATAGAATCCTGATCTGTTTTCAAATATTGCTTCTAACCATCCAAAGTTTCCATCTATCTCTGTTGTATCACTATACTCTAAACGAAAGTCCTTCTCAATTAAGATTTCTGGTTTCAAACCAATAAGTGTTGTTACCGTTAGTTTAGAATACAATCTTTTATTTTTTTCATATAAGGACTTCAATAAATCATCCTCTTTTAAAAAGTAAGTTCTCACAAAATTAGTTTTTTTATCCATAAAATTAAAAATAAAAAAAAAGTGGTGAAAAGTCACCACTTTCTTCATTAAATCATTTCTTCTGCCAACATCCACAATTTTGTGTTGATTGTGTTTTGGGCAACGATGCTATCAACTTTTCGCATCTTTGTTTGTTTACCTCGTTGGTTCATAACTTGAACTCCACCTCGGATAAACTTCTCTTGAACTGTGTTAAACACTTTCCACAAGTCATCTCCCTCATCCTCTGCTCGTTGTGGTGTTAGAAGTCCCATAATCTCCATGTCGTTAAAAGTTTTCTCTGCGTTGAATCGGATTTTTGCTGACTTACGAACAAAGTCAATCTTTTCGTCATCACTCATTTCACGACTCATCATTCGTCCAACTGATTGTTCAATAAGTGGGAGCTTTTTTGAGAACGAATCAGCGAGATTTTTTACGTCGTCAAGAGTGAAGTGATTGTGACGCATTGAGAACTTCTCTGCAACTGCCGTAGGAACTGTAAGTCCGTTTGAACAAACCAATCGGAAAAGTCCCGCACCCATTGTAAATGCTGATGTTCCGTTGTGTGAGTTTCGAAGGATTGCTTCAACCAATGTATCCCCTACTTTTGGTAATTCACTGTTACGGAATTTGATTTCGTGTAGTGAGTGAATACCTTTACCTGTTTGTTTAACAGATGATACTTGCCAACCTTCTCTGTCAAAAAATTCTACCACTTCATCTGTTGGGACGAAGGTGTATTTTTCTGTCATCTTTGGTGAAGCAGACGTAGCGAATACTGATGGGGCAACTTGTTTGATTAGTTCAGGAGTGTATAACATAGTTCTTAATTTTTGATTACATTACAAAGTTAGGAATATTTTTCTAACTACCAAACTTTTTTCAAAAATTAATTCAAAATTATATCACCAAACTTTGTTTTGTATACTGCAGGTTTGATTGCCTTTATCTCTTGTGGTGTAAGATCTTTAATTTTCATATCAACCACTACATCAATAATCTGTTGTCTTGTAAGGACAATCTCTTTACCTTCCTCAAAGTTCTTTTCACATCTTTCTCTTAATTTATTAAAGAACTCATCCTTTTGAAGTTCACCTATCAAACTCATTAAATCATTTGGGTTATTCTCAAAGAAGTTAAAAAGTTGTGTAAGGTAAATTTCAACGTCAACATTTTTCATAACAAAGGTTTTAATCAACAGCTTTACAATTTTTTCGCATTTCAGGAGGGAAATTAATCTCCCAAAAATCATCACTAACATCCATATAAGTCGTAATCTCTTTTGGTAGTGATGCTCTATCAATATTTGAACCCATTACAGATACGAAATCCAAACAAGTCAAACTACCGACTGATGCAGGAAGTGTAGTCAATTCCTTATTGTTTGTCAAATTCAAGAAAGAAAGTTGTTTACAGTTACCAATACTTTCAGGTAAATCTCTAATAATGTTTTCACATACTAATGTTCCCAATTCTGTAAATTTGCCTATCGTATCTGGTATTTCAAGAATAATATTATCATTTGATTTGTTTTCAATCTGTAAGAATAAAACATCTTCAGGTATTAAATTAAATAAGTCATTCAAACCAAACATTCTTGCATATTTTGCATTAACATCATCAGGGTAAGTTATTTGAACAAAACCTGGATCAAATGCTTCATTAAGTTCTTTTGAGTATTTGTTTTTAAGACTCCTTAAATATGGACGCATCTCTTTACTCATAATAAGTTCTACATCACTTTCTGAAAGTTCTTTAAGTGATTTTTGTAAAAGTTTTTCTCTCTTCTTTGAGAAGTAGTATGTTAAGGCGCTTGGGCTCAAGTTTCTTACCATTCCTCCCGATAACTCATTACCAAGTCCAATATATTTCTTTTGTAGTTCTTCAGGAAGATTTCCAAAAATTTCATCACCATTTTTCATACTTCTGAAATCAGGACCTCTTAACTCCATCCAAAGTTCAACCTCTTCCTCACTTCCCAATTCAGCAAGAGGGTCTGTGGTAGATAAGTTATAACTCTTATATCTTTGCATTTTTTTAGTATCCTCATCAGTAAATGGTTTTGGTTTTAAGTATTCTTTCTTATCTTGTAATACAGGAACTTTACCAAGAATTTCATTCCAAGGAATAACCGTAGAGCCTGCGTATCTTCCAGAGTTAGAACCATCAGCTAATCTCATGTCACCATATCTATCAACAAGAACTACTGATGCGTAGTTCAAATCTGAAGATGGAAGTTTTTTATTTATAATGTAATATAAAGTAAGGTTTTGATTTAAACGGTAGTTGTAGTAATAGTTTGACGAACCCTCCCAAGACGTACACCATCTTCTATCTGGAGCATACTTCTTCCTAACATTAATACACTTGTGTTTTTGATCAGGTGCAAAGATTAAAATATTGTCATCCTCATACGCAACATCAACATCACTTGTATCAATTTCAGGAACATCGTATTCACTTTCCTCCATTGGTGTATAACCATCAACTACGTGTTCAAACTCCTCAAAGTTCATAAACTTACTCAACTTTGCGTTAAGTGGAATTAAATTGAAGTGTTTTACAAACCTTTTTACCCTTGGTAAGATTACAGTTGCAACATCCTCGTCGGGAACTTCCTCGTGAAATTTCTGTGTTATCTTTGCAATTAATTCGTTGATACCTTCTCTGTTAAATTTAGAGAATCCTTGTTCAACCAAGGAGTTTAGTTCGGATGGGTTAAATGATGTAACTTCTCTTTTGAGGTTCTTATTACTCCCAAAGTAAGATTTCATTTCAAAGAATTTCTTAATGTTCAACTTTACTAATTGTAAGTCAGCCCCTTTGTATTTTGTTATATAATCTTGAACCAACCCGTCCAAGTCTTTTTTTGCTTTTTGTTTTGTTGCCTTATCCGAAATTAATTCTTTCACTCTATCATAAGAGTGTCTAAAAATATCTTTATCTTCATTTGCGAATGTGCTTTTGAATCTTTCAAAATCTGCGATTGTTTGTCTTATAACGTCTTCGGTTTCATCAGTTTGTTTTGAGAACTTATCAACTAATTTTTTTATAGTAGATTCGGGATATTCCAATAGTATTTTTTTTGTGGAAACACTCTCTTTAATCACCTTTGATAGTAATCCAATTAACTCCATAATTTGTTTTTATTAATAAATATTATTAAACAGTAAAAAATATACCCCACAACACTTTATATGTAAATTAAACATATTTATCCTTAAATAAAAAAGATGGAAGATAATAAATCAACAAAAGTAGGATGTCAAGCTTGTAAAACAAACAAAGGAGCAATAAGAACACAAAGATTTGTATTTATCGCAGGTGGTTCGATGTTTGCATTATCTGTATATGGAACAGTAAGATTAATTCAAGACATTATGTCCTTATTTTAATCCCTGTCAAACTTTACAAATTGATTAATAATTAAGTCACCTATTGTTTCAAGTTTGAACCCTTTACCTTTAACCCTTAAAGGTTTTGAAGTATCAATTTTCTTTGGTAGTTTTAGATTCATGGTTCCATCTGGGTGTGGTACAACAACTGTATCTCCTTGTATTTCTTCTACGGTGAAATAAGCGTTGTATACCAAGTTATTTCCTATTTTTTCAAATTCATTTTCTCTTTCTAACTGTATTCTAACAATCAAATCACCGTAAATACTATTTCTATAATCACCAAGTCCTTGTAGTCTCAAAAATTGTCCATCATCAACTCCGTGTGGTAGATTGAAATCAACGTTTTTAATTTCGTCCGTTGTTGAGGCTCCGTGACATACAAAACATGGGTTTATAATTAATTCACCGTGTCCTTTACAAGTTGGGCATTGCATTGCTACCATTTGTATAAACATACCGCTCCCCATCTGTTGCATGATTTGTCCGTGTCCTTGACAGTTTTGACAAATTCTTTTATCACCACCAGTCCCATTACAGGTATCGCAACTTTTTTTCCTTCTATATGTTATTGTTTTTTTACCACCCTTGTATGATTCTAAAGCACCGATTTGGATATTAATTGTTGTTGTATGGGCTCTTTGTTGTGTCTGTCTGTTAAACATACTATTAAAGATGTCATTAAACGAAGGTCCGTGGGAACCTCCCATCCCCGCAAAAGGATTTTTTCTTTGTATGTCATATTCTTGTCTTTTATTTTCGTCACCTATTGCGTCGTAAGCCGCTGATATTTTTTTAAAGACTTCTTCATCACCACCTTTATCTGGATGGTTTTCTTTAGCTAACTTCCTGTATGCTTTTTTTATTTCGTCTTG